CCTCTAGGACAGCTTTAGCCACGTCGGACAGGACGAATGACCGCACGGCGTTTTCGTTCTTTCCACGAGTCTCTATGCCCTTCACGTTGATAGCCCGGGAAAGGTTGACTGTGCTGTCCTTTATGTCTGCCCAGCGCAGCCCCAGCAGCTCACCCGGGCGCAAGCCGGTCAAGACCTCAAAGCGGTAGGCGTTGATAAAGTCGTCATGCACCCGCTTGCCCCTGTAAAGCGTTGTGTCGATGCTGAACAGCTTTACAAGGTCATCGGGCTGCAAGACCTTCTTGCCCTTCAGGCGCGCGCCTGCCGGTATCTGTACATCCTCTGGGAGGTAGGTGGAGAGCTTGGCTTTGCGGCAGAATTTGCAAAAGGCGCGCAAGTCACCGGCTAGGAGCTGCAAGGTTTTGCGGCTCTTGCCTGCCGCGTGGGCCTTGTTTATGATGGTCTGTAAGTCGGCATCGGTAAGGGCATTGACTCGCTTTTTCCCGATGATCGGCAGCACCCAGATACGCCAGCGGCTTTCTATCGGCTCCCAGTTGCCCGCGCTGGTGGTCTGCTTCAGGCCGTCGAGCCAGAGCTTGTAAACATCCTCGACCCGGCCCACCTTCACGCCTATGCCGTCCTCTAGCCAGGCATCAGCCTTCCGGTTTGCCTCCCGCTGGCCTGTGCGCCCGGGAGTGCTGCTGTAAAAATACTTGCGCTGGCCGTCCTTCTGCACCGCCACTCGCCACCGGCTGTAAGCTTCCTGCCAAACGGCTGTATTCGTCCTCTTGCTCATCTGCTGCACCCCCTTCCCGCTGAATATAGGGATTCTTTCTCGCGTTGGTAAAATCGTATTCTTCTAACATAACTGTTTGGCTCAATTTTGAGCTTTCCGAAGCGTCAATGATTGTCCGTCAGTGGGTTGCGCGATTTTGCGCAGACCCCTTGACAGCGGAATTTTCCGCTCTCCCCGCCGCCTGCTGTGCTCTGCGCAGTGGGCTTTATTTTTTATCGGGATCTGTGGCTGGGAGATTATAGACAAGACCCTCTAATCGGTCTGCGAGGTCCTTTGTATATTCATCATTATCCTGATAAAGTTGCATAAGGGCTTCAAACATGGCATTGTTATAATTCTGCTTAAAACGATTTTTCAAAATCTCGATTTGCCAGTTAATAGCAGTTTCTTTGCGCCAGTCGTTTGGAAGTTTTCGAAAAGCCCAACGAGCCTTTTGCTTATCAGTTGATTCAATCCATATTGCATTCTTAGACCACTCATCGGATAATTCATCTTTACCAGAATAAGAAACCCATGTTCTTAAAAGTTCCGGCGACACATTATATTTCGCCGAAATGGAAGGAATCCACTTTTCGCGAAGCTGTAACCTAATTGAATTCAGGTCACTTGAATTCTCTGAAAGCTGATAATTTCCGTTTGCTTCATCTTCAGCAACAAGGGAAATTAACTCGTTAAAAGCTTTAAGTTCACTGCGTTCGCTAACATCTGGGTCAAGCTCTAACACAGAGGTCCCCAAAGCGGCGGCAATCTTCCGCGCCGTTTCCATATCTATTTTACTATCTCGTTTTACAGCATTGTATAGCGTTGTATATGGAATGTCAGCCCTTCGGCTCAATTCTTTTAAGGTGATTCCTCGTTCTTTTGCAATTTCTCCTATTTTTATAGCGACACCCATTTTAGAATCCCCCTTTCGATAAGAGTATACCACACAAAGAAAAAATTCTCAAATAAGTATTGACACAATCCCCAAACTGGAATATAATTGCATTGTGGAATTTACAAAATAGAATTTCACGATATAATTTTACGAAAGGAGAATATACAATGCGCTTCAATGTTGTGAGAGTAAAAACAGCTCTGCTTGTTACAGGGAAAACACAACTCGAACTCGCTCAAAGATTGGAACTGTCTCGGCGTTGGGTGGGAGCTGCCTTCAATGGACGTAACATTAGTGAAAAGACCGCTCGTCATATTGCGGACGCGCTGGGTGCTCCGCTGGATGAGCTGATAGAGAAAGGAGACTGACCGTGTATCGTTTATTCAAACGGCTGCGCGTCCGCTTCGTCGAGTGCGACCTCAAACAAAACGAGGTGGCAAAGGCCGCAGGAATGGCACCCAGCACGCTCTGCGCCCGCATGATGGGCAAGCAGCCTTTCACGACGTGGGAGATTCAGCGCGTCGCTGAGGTGCTGAACATCCCCCGGGAGCAGTACGGCGAGTTTTTCTTCGAGCCGTCGCCCAAGACAAAGGCAGGGTGATAGCTTGCCCCGGAAGTATTTCCCGTTCTATTTTACATTCCGCGAAACCGCTCAGACAATGCCGCCAAAACTCCGTGCTACCTTCTACGAAGCCATCATCGAATACGGAACAACTGGCAAAGAGCCGACGCTGCCAAAGAGCATTGTGGGCTATTGGCCGTTAGTAAAGCCTATGCTGGACGCTGCCAAGTCACATTATGATGCTGGAACAAATGGCGGCAGACCGTCTAAAAATGATTCTTTTGGTTTTCCTGACTCCGAAACCAATGGTTTACATAAGGAGAAGGAGAAAGAAAAGGATAACGAGAAGGTAAAAGAAAAAAGAGAAGGAGAAGAGCAGCGCCCGACCGCGCCGCCAACCGCCTATGCGCCCATGCAGGGCGCTAGGGGCGGCATGGCGTCGCTAGGTAGTGCTTTAGACAATGGCGACAGGGACGCGGCAACGGAAGCAGCACGACAGAAATTTTTGAACAGCATAAAGCGCCCGGAGTGGGCTGCTGCTAATGCAGCCCCACCGGACGCAGTAAGAGAGGATGATAAACTTTGACTTGGGACGAACTGAAACAGATTCGAGTGCGAGAGTACAACCGCCCAGACGGAAGCCCCTGCCCGGTCTGCAATGGCAGCGGCCACGTTATGGACATCTGGTCAAATGACGAGCATTTCCACGGCTTACTGACCATCTGCCCGGAGTGTGGCTCTGTTCGAGTACAGGAGGACAATGCACGCAGGGCGGGCAATGCGCCCCGCTACGGCGATTACATGGACAACGAAGCATGGCAGCGCACGCTCCACCGCAAGGCCGGAGAATTTGCCCAGCGCCCCGCTGGATGCTTCTACATCGGCGGCCAGACTGCCACCGGCAAGAGCCACCTCTGCAGTAAAATTTATTACCACCTCATGGCCAACGGCTCTAGCGGCCTGAACTTCCAGCCGTGGAAGAGCTTTGCACGGCGCAGCTCCAAGGACTGGCAGCTCATCGAGACGGCCAAGGGCTGCAATGTGTTGTGGCTGGATGGCTTTTTGGACGTCGTGAGCAGCAGGGGAATGCCCAGCGCGACCGATCTTGACCGGGCCTTAGAAGTCATCGACGCCCGGTGCAGCAGCGGGAAAATCACAATCATTTCTAGTTGCTGGACGCCGGAACGGCTTGAGGACATCGCCCCACCGATTGCAAGCCGCATCGAACAAGCCAGCGGGAACGGCCAGTATTTTCTTGCCGTCCCGGATGGCCGGGAAAACCGCTGGAAGTGTCCGGCGTGAGGGGGTGATTTTGTGAACGACACGCAGGTAAACCGCGACCGCTATGTTGAGGTAATCGTGGAACTGCTGAAAAAGGCCAGCGTTGAGAAGCTTGACCTTGTTTGGACTTTTGCGAAGGGCATTATCCGCTGAACCAACGGCAACCCGGCCTAGTCTGGCCGTGTTAATATTTTTTGAGTGGCCTGTAAGGCCAGAAAGGACAGAACAATGAAGAACTTTTTTAACACCACCGACATTGACACCATCAGCGAGAGCTTGAACGGCGAGAAGCTGCTGAACGCATCCCGCGATGCAAAGGGCAACACCCTGCTGACCTTTGAGAGCGCCTATGAGGGCTACTCTGATCTGCTGACCATCATGCCGGACGGCTCTGTGATCGGCACATTCATCTGTGACGAGGAGCAGCGGCCCCAGACCGTCAACGACAACCCGACCATGACGGACGTGGCCACGCTGCTGGAAGACAAGAAGCTGAGCCTTATGTGCAGCACCAGCGGCATGGAAGCAGAGGATCCCAGCGAGGGCATGGAGCTGACTTTCCTTGACTACAAGGGCAAGAACCCTGACACCCTGCTCCGCATCACTCCCGCACTGGCTGACGGCACGCCCATCATCAAGGTGGAAACCCAGAGCCTGAACCAGCAGTAAGCCAAGACCGCCGACAAACAACGAAGCCGCCTTTCCCTGCGCCAACAGGGACGGGCGGCAAATGGCGGGACAACGCATTGCAGTAATGTTTCCCGCCCTCATTTTAGCAGAAAGAAGAGGGATTTTCAATGTTTGGTTACACCGCTTATCAATTTTCTTGTGTCGCCCCTGTGGCGCTGATGTTCTTCGTGGGTGCCGCTGTGATGTGGTTCAGCGGCATCCGGTAAGGGGGTGTGCAACATGACGAGAGAAGAATCTTTAGAAGCCCTGTGCGTGGCTTTTGAGAAGCTGGACGAGGACGAACAGCGAGGGATGATCCGGCTTATTGAGCAGATGAAGCGTGCCCATACTTTTGGTCTGGACGTCCGTTTTGACGAGCACACTTTCACTTTCTTTATCGCAGATGCAACGACCAACACCGTTGTTGCTCCGCCGCCGATGAATATTCCTACTGTGGAAGCATGGCTGGACGACTACGAGAAGGAAGCAGCCGAAGAATGACATTGCAAGGAGATATTCTTGCAGTTAAGTCCGTTTTATGGTACAATATGAGCGTAGTACAGACGCTCTTTCAGACCATTACAAAGAGTAAATTTTAACTGTGGTGCGTTGAGTACATAGCGCCACCCCCCACCCCTGAGAGCGTATGACGGCCCAGCAAGCCGCTGTGCGCTCTTTTTATTTGCCGGAGGTCATTCGATACCATGAAGAAAAGGCTCAAGAAATGCCCTGTCTGTGGGGCTGTGATGTACCAGTTTGCACCGGGAATCCGCTGTCTTGACTGCGAGATGAAGCAAGCCCAGGATGAACGGGAGCGAAACCGCGTGAAAACTCTGGCGTGGGCTGCATATCATCTGGAACACGGCGAACGGCTGTCACTGGGTGAAGTGGCCGCTATGGCTGACGCTATGGGCATGAGCTACGGCGCATACAGTTTACAGTTGTCCCAGCAGAAACGCAATGTAGCAACAAATTGACATTGTATAGCATTATATTTGCATTTTACAACGCAATGTGGTATACTGAGCATAGCAGGCGGCTTATAGCGCCGTCCGGCTCCTGACTGCTCTTTGCTGCACGGTCTGGCTGTGGGTGTGCCATGACCCACGATCAGAGCGCCCAGCATTGCAGGAGCGGACATACCCCTTGCACTGGGCTTTTCCTTTCCCCGGTGCACCATGCGCGGCATAAGGTTTGCCGCCTGCTGCTTTTTACGTCTACTCATACGGAAAATGAGGTGCTATCAATGGAAAATCCCAACCCTACCCCCAGCGCCGCCCAGCAGGCCGAAAATAACGGCTCTGAGCGGATGTTTAGCCAAGACGAAGTAAACACCATCATTGCAGATCGGCTTGCCCGTGAGCGCTCCAAGAGTGCCGAGCGCGTGGGCGACCTTGACGCACGAGAAAAAGACCTGAAAGCCCGCGAGGAAGCGTTGGAAGCCAAAAGCCAACGTTTCAACCAGTGGGAAGCCCGGGAAGCCTGCAAGCAGTATCTGGCTGATAACCATATCAGCGCGGCGCTGCTGGATAAGCTGGACACCAGCGACCCGGAAGCGTTCAAGACCGCTGTAAAGGCGGTGCAGAGCGTCACCGGCAACGGGTACACCGTCACTAAGACGACCACCGGCGCAAAGGTGGACACCCCGCCGATGTGGCTTTCTCAGGGCAAAGATAAAGACGCTGAGTTAAAGCGGGCTTTCGGTCTGAACAACTGAAAGAGGATCTATAAATGGCTATTGAGTTAGCGACCCAGTTCCAGGCATATACAGACGAACAGTTTTACTCCGAGAGCAAAACCAGCCTTGTGACGAACAAGGATTTCAGCTTTGACGGCGCAAAGACCATCAAGCTGTATAAGATGCAGTCCACCGAGATGGAGGACTTCAACCGAAACGGCCCCATTCTGGAGGGGAACAAGTCTCAGTATGGCACGATCAGCACCCTGCAAGCTGCCACCGAGACATTCACGATCAACAAAGATCGTTCGTTCACTTTCGAGGTGGACAAAATGGACACGGACGAAACCAAGATGCAGGTTGCGGCAGCCAGCGCTCTGGCACGCCAGCAGCGTGAAAAGGTGTTCCCGGAGATCGACGCCTACGTTTACAGTGTGATGGCAGCAAATGCAGGCATTAAGCCGGAAGCCGCAGCCCTGACCGCTGAAAGCATCTATACGCAGATCATCACCGCGAATGCCCAGATGGATGATGCAGAGGTACCCGCATCTGACCGCGTGCTCATTCTGACCCCGACCACCTACACGCTCCTGAAGCAGTCCAAGGCCACCTTCGACAATCAGGACATTGGTGCAGAACTGCGCAAAAAGGGCGTTATCGCCCAGCTGGACGGCCTGAACGTGGTCAAGATCGCGTCTAACCGCCTGCCCGCGAAGTTTGGCTTCATGATCGCGCATCCCGTGGCTACCGTGGCCCCGGTCAAACTGGCAGAGTACAAGATTCACCTTGACCCGCCTTTCCTGTCCGGCAGTCTGGTGGAGGGCCGTATTTACTACGACGCGTTTGTTCTGGAAAACAAAGCAAAGGGCATCTATTATCAGGCAATCGCCTGATATGGCATCATCTGGGCGCATGGGGCTGACCTGTGCGCCCTTTTTGTATCGAGGTGAGTATATTTGAAGATCAAACTTTCAACTCCCGCAGAGGTACGCCGCACGCTGTCCAAGATCGCAAATATGCTGCTGAATAACCAGATCGACCCGCAGCGGGCAACAGCTATCACAAATTGCTGCAACAGCGTTCTAAACTGCATCCGCATTGACGAACAGCAGAAGAAGCTGGCAGAGCTGGAAAAGCTGCTGGACGAGGTGGAAGCGAATGGAGCTTGACCGACTGGAAAAGCGCATCCGGGCACTACAGGCCCGGAAAGCGGCCAGAGCTGCCACGTTTGAGCGCGTGCAGGGCATCGACCCCACCAAGCACGAAGCGGCTGTATACCACGCTATCCACGCGGATATAGCAGCCGATGCACACACCTACTACAATCTTCCCGGTGGGCGCGGCTCCTGCAAATCGTCCTTTGTGTCGTTGGAGATCGTGGACGGCATCCAGAAAGACCCCACCGGCACCGGCTCTGCTGTGGTGTTCCGACGGTGGGGCAGCACATTGCGGGAATCCGTGTTTGCACAAATCCAGTGGGCTATTGACGCGCTGGGCGTGTCTGACCTGTGGAGCTGCACTGTGTCCCCTATGCGCTGCACCTACCTTCCTACCGGCGCACAGATCATCTTTCGAGGGCTGGACGATAACAGCAAGATCAAGTCCATCAAGCCTGCAAAGGGCTTCTTTCGGTGGGTATGGTTCGAGGAATTTTCCGAGCTGCCCGGTGAAAATTTTGTACGCTCTGTAATGCAGTCTGTAGGCCGTGGCGGCAAGCCTGTGGTGTTCCGCAGCTTCAACCCGCCTGTGTCCCTGAATAACTGGGCAAATAAGTTTGTCCAGCAGCCCAACGAGGAAGCGTTGACCCTGCACACGGATTACACCCAGGTGCCGCCTGAATGGCTGGGAGAGGTGTTTCTGAACGAAGCGCAGCGCATCCAAGCTCTGAATCCCAAAGTATACGATCATGAGTATCTGGGCATCCCTACCGGCAGCGGCGGCGAGGTGTTCACCACGCTGGAAGTGCGAGAGATCGCGGACGAAGAGCTTGCAATGCAATGCTATCGCTATGTGGGCGTTGATTTCGGCTTTGCATCTGACCCTGCCGCTGTTGTAGCGCTGTTCTATGACCGCAGCACCGAAACCATCTATTTTGCGGATGAGATTTACAAGCGCGGCCTGTCGAATGAGGCCCTTGCCGCTGAGATCAGGGCGCACAGCCTTGACCATGTGGGCGAAACTAGAAAGAACCCCATCACAGGCGCAGAAACAGCCCCGGAACAGGTTATTTATTGCGACTGCGCCGAGCCCAAGAGCATCATGGACTTGCGCACATACGGCTTGCAGGCGCGTCCCTGCACCAAGCACCCCGGCTGTGTAAACTACCGCATCAAGTGGCTGCAAAAGCGGACGCTTGTAGTTGACCCTAAACGCACACCCAACATCTACCGTGAGTTTTCACAATATGAGTACGACACGGACAAGGACGGCAATTTTCTGCCCAGTGTGCCAGACGCGGAGAACCATACAATAGACAGCGTTGCATACAGCCTTGACCGTCTTATTTTCAACAAGAACGAAGGAGCGTAAAGCTATGCTTGAACTGCATCTTATCTGCCCGTATTGCGGCAAAGACTTCCCGCGCTATGATAATGAGGTAGTGGGGGACGAGGGCGCTGGCCGTACCTGTCCCCGCTGTGGTATGCAAATGCCCGAGTGGGACTATACCGACGTCAAGAACGCTTTCCTGACCCTGTGCGACCTTGACGAGAAGATGAACCACGACAAGGAAGGTGTGCCGCTGCCGCCCGAAAAACAGGGCTGGAAAATCGAGATTAGACAGGGATAAAGCTGCCCACACTTGCAAAAGTGTGGTAAATAGTGTGGTACAGAAAAAGAAAATCACCTAGAAACTTGCGTTTCTAGGTGATTTTTACTAGTGGAGGCGATGGGAGTCGAACCCATGTCCGAAAAGAGTTCAGCGTAGGTGTCTCCGGGTGCAGGCGATCTACAACATTCCCTCCGCGTCACGCCGGTCGTCAGGCTAACGCTTCAGTAGCTTCATGAGTTCCTGCCGGTCCGCAAAGCTTAGGTCCGTTCAGGTGCTGTGTCTAAAGGACGCCCCGGCCCCACACGACACAAGAGTGGGCGGAACGCGCAGCACTCAGGCTGCGAGCAACTGAGAATTATTGTTGTCAGTTAATTTTTTGGAGGAGTTTAGAGCAGTTCCCCCACTGCTACCCGCTGCCCAGGCCTCGCTCCCCCCGTCGAAACCTTTACGCCCCCATAAAGCGCATGCTGCCATGCGCAGAAAGCTTGGTGTTCTCAGGGCAGGAATGCTGCCTGAAAGAGATCTAGTAGAATTTGCCGTTGGACTTCACAGCCCGGTCGATGGAGCGCTTGGCGTCGCGCTTGGCGGCGTCGGCACGCTTGTCGTAGAGCTTTTTGCCCTTGCACAGGCCGACTTCCATCTTGACGCGGCCATGCTTGAAGTAGAGAGAAAGGGGAACGAGAGTATAGCCCTGTAGCTTGCACTGCTGGTGCAGACGCCGGATCTCGGTCTTGTGGGCCAGCAGACGCCGCACCCGCAGAGGGTCCTGATTGAAGATGTTGCCGTGGTCGTAGGGGGTGATGTGCATTCCCTTGACCAGCAGCTCGCCGTCCTCAATATCGACCCAGCTGTCCTTCAGGTTGACGCCGCCGGCACGCAGGCTCTTGACCTCGGTGCCTTTCAGCTCGACGCCCGTTTCCAGCGCTTCGAGCACGAAATACTCGTGACGCGCCTCGCGGTTTGTGGCGATGGTCTTTGTCGCCGGACGTTCCTTGGCAGGTGCCATGAAGCGCGCCTCCTTTCCTTTACTCTAAAAGCCGTTTTCATAAGCATTGCACACCGTCCTGTATACGGGCAAAAATTCTCGTCGTTCGGCGCACTCTGCTTATAAAAGCAGCTTCTTTGTCTTGTCATTATATCACATTTTGCTGGATTTTCAAGAGCGATTTTTGAAAGAATCGTTAAGGTTCTATAAAATCTGCTCTTTACAGCTCGTCGCGGCCGGAGAGCGCGCGGTAAAGCGTCGTCTCATCGGTATACTCGAGGCTGCCGCCCACGGGCAGGCCGTAGGCCAGACGGGTGGTCTTGATGCCCAGAGGCTTGATGAGCTTTGCCAGATACATGGCCGTGGCCTCGCCCTCGACGGTGGGGTTCATGGCCATGATGACCTCTTTCACCTCGCCGCTGCCCAGCCGGGCCAACAGCTCCTTCACCGAGAGCTGTTCGGCGCCGATGCCGTCCATGGGGCTGATGAGGCCGTGGAGGACATGATACAGGCCGTGGTACTCCCGGGTGCGCTCAAAGGCCTGCACATCGCGGGGCGTCTCGACCACGCAGATGGTGGAGCGGTCCCGCTTGGCGCTGGAACAGATGGGGCAGAGCTCGGCCTCGGTGTAGTTCTGGCAGACGCGGCAGCGGTGGAGCCGGGTGTGGGCGTTCTGGATGGCCTCGGCCAGTGCCGCGGCGTCCGCGTCCGACATACTCAGCACCTGATAGGCCATCCGGGTCGCGCCCTTGCGGCCGATGCCCGGGAACTGGCTGAACTGCTCAATAAGCTTTTCCAGCGGCGCTGCGGTGTAACCCATGCGTATCCCTCCCGCTTAGAGGCCGGGGATGTTCAGACCGCCGGTCAGCTTGCCCATCTCGGCCTCGGCAGTTTCGTCCACCTGCTTGACGGTGGCGTTGACAGCGGCGGCCACCAGGTCTTCCAGCATCTCGATGTCGTCTGGGTCAACGGCCTCGGGCTTGATGGTGATGCCAAGGACCTCGTGCTTGCCGTTCATGCGGACAGTGACCATCTCGCCGGAGGCGCTGCCGGTGTACTCGGCGGCTTCCAGCTCGGCCTGCTTGGCCTTCATGTCATCCTGCATCTTCTGAGCCTGACGCATCAGG